CCAACTACTACGTGTTCTCGAACACCCCCGGCGTCGGTGGCGTAGCACAACTCATGTTCAAGCGGCTGACCCGAGATGAGTAGCGTTGTCGTTTCGCTAGGACTGGGCAACATCAAGCAACTCGAACGGCAACTCAAGACACTGGCAAGAGAGATGCGGCTGGACATGGCGGGCGAGGTTGAGCGCGCCGTGGCGGTTCCACTAGCCGCATTGGTTCGAGAGAACATCGCAGGCATCGCAGACGTGGACGGCAACTACCTCGGAAGCGAGAATCCGAACGCCTCTGTGGTCATTGAAAAGGGACTCCCCGGCCACGATGTCATCTGGCGAGGCCAGCAGATCGAGTACCTTGAGTTCGGCACCGGCGCGGCGGGTGTGGGCTATCCCGGCCCCGCGATGGCGATGGCGGGCTATGCGCCCGACCCGACAAAGCAGCGGTGGACGTACAAGGACGCAAAGAGCGGCGAAGGAACGCTGTCCGAAGGACTACGGTTCCAAGCCCCGATGTATAACGCGGCGCTTGAAATACGTCTGCTAGACGTATACCGCCCCGCGAAGATGGTTCTAAGGGAGGCGGTAAGGCGTGCGGTCACTGTATGACGACATGTTCGACACACTGACTGGCCACACCTTCTCGATTCCCAGTACGACGGTCAGACAGCCCTTTGACGAGGCCAAGAAGCGGTATCCTCTGATCGTCTTGGAGGAGATCGTCAACCGGCCCAAGAGCCATGCGACCGTGACAGGTGAAGCACAGACGGTGCTCTCCTACCAACTGACTATCCACACACAGGCGTGCGTCGATGATGACGACACCGTTCTGACACGATGGGAAGCCGGGACGCTGCTGTTGGGCGAGGTCAACGACCTGCTCGACGCCGCGTACAAGTTCACTCGGCGCACCACCACGAAGAAGTCGATCTCGCCGGACACCTTCGAGTGCATCCTGCGAGGCGACTGTGTGGCGGATAGTCTTGGCTATGCGTACCGACCCTAAAGGAGATTGAAATGGCACAGAGCACCGCAGGAATCAAACTGTACTACGGAGAGTCCACTGTGACTCTCGGCGTCCCGGCTATCCCGACCGTGTGGGTTGAGATTCCCGACATCACGTCCATCCCGTCCATGAACTCGGCTCCCGCGAAGTTGGAGACGACCACGCTGGCCGAGACGGTGCAGAAAACGTACATCGACGGCCTCATGGACCTCGGCGGCTCGTTCGAGTTCGGCGCGAACATGACCCCCGCACTCGTCTCCGCTGTCGCCACCGCCGCCGCTGCGCCCGCCTCGGGCAAGGCGTGGGGCTTCTCCATCGTGTTCCCGGCTCCGCTGTCCAAGCGGTACTGGTGGACTGGCGAAGTCTCCGTCGTCGCTCCGGGTGAGTCCGCTGTTGACGCCGTGACGACTACGACCGTCTACATCTCGCAGGCCACGTCGCTTGCCGTGGTTGACGTTTCCTAGTCTGACCGTACGGTTCGTGTCCCTATCCGAAGGAGAGAGTTATGACCACGTTCGAGCATGAGGGTAAGAACTACGAACTGAAGATGACGCGAGCAGGAGTGCGAGTCGCTGAGACGCAAGGGCTGTCGTCCTCGCAGATCGCGGAAAAGCCGTTCTCGGCTCTCGCACTCCTGTTCTTCGCGTCTCTCTACAGCGCGTACAAGGTCAATCCGAACAAGGCCACGGTCATGCTCGATGACCTGCTTGAGAGCGGCGACCTTGAGTTCGAGTCGCTGTTCGCAGAACTGTCTGAGGCATACGTTGACCTTTTCGGCTTGGGCGAGTCGAAGGGCTAGACTCCGACTCGCAGGACGAAGGCGAACGCTTCAACTCGCTGGCGGAGTATTTCGATAGCCTCTGCCCGCAGGTGATGGCGATAGGTGTCTCCTACGACGACTTCTGGCACGGAGAGCCGCAGATTGTCCGCTACGCTATCGAGTCGAACGAAGCCCTACAGAGGCAGCGGGCGATACTGAGCGACATCGCGGCGTGGAACACGGGCAGGTACGTCATGCTCGGGGTCGGTGTGGTGCTTTCACAGGCGTTCTCAAAGAGCAGTCAGGCCAAGTACCCGAGCGAGCCGGTGCTCGCTTACGAACTGGACGAGAAACTGGCCGAGCAGAAACGAGAACGAGAGTTGATCCAACAGCGAGACTCTTTCCTCGCAGTAGCAGCCGCGCTTGCGCGGCAGCATCCGACCGGGGAGAACGCGGGTTAGGCGCGCGTTCTCCCCGTAGCATATCGAACGGATGACAATGGCTAACACCACTGTTGATGAACTAGCAATCAAGATCGCCGCAGACGCTACTACTGCTGCGAGTAGCATAGACCTCCTCGCCGCCTCTCTGGGGCGGCTGACGGCCACCCTTGCGCCCGCACAGGGGATGCTCAAGACTCTCACGAGCACCCTGCTGGCGGCTCGCGGGGCTGCGCCTGCACTCAAGGCGGCGATGGCGAGCAGCGCCACGTCGGTCACGGGCGTGGGTACTGCGGCCACCGCGTCGGCGGCGAAGGTCAAGGCGCTCATAGCCACCATGCGGCAGGCTAGCGCGCTGCGTCGGTCTGGGCTTGCTGCTCCGCCGATGCGTATATCCAAGACTTCATCGGTGCTGCCCGCCCCACTCACGGGCGTGGCCCCGCTCCAAACTGCTGCCGCGATGTCGCCCATTACCACACCCGCTATGGCAACGGCGGCTACTACGGCGGGCCTCACGCGCATGAGCGCGGCCCTCGCACCACTCAAAGCGAAACTTCAGTCCACCACCGGAGCACTTGTGGCGATGGGCAAGTCAGGTAGCAAGGCAACCAGTATGCTCGGGTCGTCGTTCATCCAGTTGCGTAGCCGCATCTTCTTCACCCTGTTCGCATTCGCCATCTTCGGCGCGGCGGTCAAGGGGACTGTCGGCAGCATGGTGGACGCCATCGAGACGATGAACTTGTTTCAGGTGGCGATGCGCAACAACATCGAACCGGCCAACCAGTTCGTGACAGCCATGACCCGCGCGTTCGGGCTTGACCCGAAGCGCATCATGGAGTATCAGGCCACGTTCTTCCAAGTCGCTGAGGCGATGGGTGTCACGAACAAGAACGCCTACGCTCTTAGCGAAGTGCTGACGCGCCTGACGTTCGACCTCGCGTCCCTGCGCAACATGGACATCACGACCGTGTTCACCAAGATGCAAGCCGTCCTGACAGGTCAGGACCGTTCCATCCGATCCCTCGGTGGTAGCATCCAGATGGCCGTGCTGCAAGAAACGGCGCTGTCTCTCGGCATCAGCAAGACCGTAGCGAAGATGACACAGGCGGAGAAGGTTCTGCTCCGCCTCATCACCTACTACCGTCAGAGCAGCGTTGCTCAGGGCGACATGACCCGAACGCTGATGCAGCCTGCGAACCTCATGCGCATCCTCGGGGATCAGGTATCCATCACCGCCCGAGCCATCGGCTCCCTGTTCATCCCGATGCTGTCGGCGGCGCTGCCGTACATCATCTACTTCGTCCGAGCAATCGGAATCGCCATCACGTCGCTCGCCAACTTCCTCGGCATCGACATGACGGCCATCTCTTTCGCCATCCCTGAGATACCCGCCATCGAGGAAGGCACGGGCGGCATCGCGGACAACATGGGCAAGGCCGCGAAGAACGCGAAAGCCCTCCGTGACTACACGATGGGGATTGACGAACTGAACATCATGTCGCCCGATTCCTCCGCAGGTGGCGGGGGCGGGGGCGGAGGTGGCGGTGGGGGCGGCATGGGTGCCAACCTCACCGACATGATCGAGGCCATGCGCAAGGAACTCGAAGGCTCGATGGGCACGGTCTTTGAGGACTTGATGAACCGCATCGGCAAGAGCATTTCCGATGCTGTCAAGCCCATCCAGCCGTTCATCGACGCGATGAAGCGGTTTTGGGACGCGCTCCTGCCGTTCATCTCGAACGTGTGGGCGGGGTTCGTGTCATTCTACGAGGATGTCTTGGTGCCCCTCGGCGTGTGGACTCTGAACACGGTCGGGGTGTTCCTTCTCGACCAGATGACCAACATCCTCAAGTGGTACAACGACAACCCCCAAGCCGCCAAGAACGTCGGTGGCCTCGCCGCCGCCTTCGTAACACTCGCGGGCGCGATCAAGATACTCGGAATCAGCCTGACCCCCATCTCTTGGCTCCTCGTTGCCGTGGGATTGCTCGGCGGGGCAATCGGCACGCTCCTGTTGTACCTCACGGGCTTCAAGGACACGCTCGACGGTTGGGCGCTGTCTATCTTGGACGCCAAGGGCAACATCGACGGACTCAAGATGTTCCTGTTCTCACTCATCCCTGTCATCGGCCCAGTGACGGTCGCCGCCCAGATTCTCGGTGTGCTCTTTGGAGACTTGGGCGGTACGATGGAACGGGCGGGCAAGAAGATCAAGGACACTTGGTTCCTCATCAAACTCGTCGTGGACGTGACAGTAGCGGCCATCAAGAGACTGACCTCGAATCTCTGGGGTGGACTCACCACCGGCCTGTCTGCCGCGTGGAGTAGCATCAAGACGACGTTCCGCAACGGGGTCAACGACCTCATCCGGTATCTCAACAACGGTCCCATCAAGGGACTCAACGTCCTCATCGGTGCCGCGCGGAACATCCCCGGCGCGGGTGGACTGAAGAACGTCCCGACTATATCGTATCTCGCCTCGGGCGGTCTGCCTCCGATGGGGCAGATGTTCGTCGCCGGTGAAGCGGGGGCGGAACTGGTCGGCTCGTACGGCGGCAACAAGTCCACCGTCATGCCGCTTGAGAACAGCGGATTCGTTGAGGCTATGGCCTCGGCTGTCTACGCGGCCACCACAGCCGCGATGCGTACGCAGGGGGACTCTGGCCCCGGCGATGTGTATATCGACGGTGTAAAGGCGGGCAAGGTCATCAAGAGCAGCACGACACGGGCTGGCCTCAACGGTGGCCTCGTCTCCATCGGAGCAACGACATGATGAGCGACTACATCCAGATCAGCCTCACCCGCAGCGGAAGCGCGGGGTCGTACACGTACGACTGGCAGGACATCCCGCTGCCGAAAATGGACTCGGGCACCCTTGAGTTCGCCACGAACGTCGATGGTGGACGCAACGCCTCGGGTACGTTCATCGGGCAGACCATCGGCTCAGACAAGATGAAACTGAATCTGTCGTTCCCGCCGCTGACCGATGAGGAGTTCCACGATTTCGTCAGTCTGTTCGACCGCGCACAGGGCGGCAAGTTCACGTTCTACGTCAAGGTCTATGACCCGCGCACGCAGGCGAAGGTCATCAAGAAGATGTACGTGGGCGACCGGAGCGGTGATCCCTTCCGTGTCGGTAGCACCAGCGCGGGTGTGCCGAGCCACTGGCTGAACGTCAAAGCCAACTTGGTCGAGGTCTAGCCGTGACGACAATAGCCACCGACTTCGGCTATGGAACCATCACGGGCAATCTGCCCCAGATGGATGCCAGCGTCGGGTACTTCGTAGACGACGACAACAACTTCATGGTGTGGACCGTCGCGGGCACCGTCACCTACTGGGGCTTCAATGGCGCGTTCGCGGGGGAGCAGATAGCGACAGGCTTCATTCCCGTTCCCCCAGATGAAACTGAACCCTTCCCCGGACCCTCCATCAAGATCGAGATTGTCAATGTGGGACACCGGCGTGCCATCCGAGTATCGGGTGGCGACAGCCCGTCCACGACCACGCTCCTGTTCACCGTCCCC